TAGTTACAACCTTTGCACCAGCAATCGTGGTAGTAAATAAACCCCTATACCCTGTGTAGGAACTTAAAGATTGAGTAGGAAGATAATCAGTATTTTCATAGTCCGTCCAATAACCAGATACAGCTTGGGGGACTGTGCGCCACGCTGTGGTTGTATACCATGATCCGCTATTTGGCGGACCTGCTGTAATTACGCCAAGATCAGCTCCGGTATCTTGAATACCAGAACTTGAAACGATATAACCTTCATGGTTAGGTCCACTTTGAATGCGGTGAGGACCACTATCGTACTTGTAGTTACTTAATGGGGTATAAACCACGATTGTGCCGCAGGCTTATACCCAGTATAAGTTTTTAACTAAGACTCAATCGGTTTAAGCTCATCAATTTTTTGACTAAGTTCATTCATATCCGCTCCGATATTATTCATATCCTGAGCGTAATTTTGTTTAAGGAGCGCAAGCTCAGCTTCTAGTTGTTGAATTTTTTCAACATCAACAGCGGTGGAAGTTGAATTGTTGCGACGGCGGCGACCCAAAGAATTAGACATTTTTAGAAACCGTTCTTTTTCTCAGTGTACTTGCTTGTTCGCAAAAGACATCACTCAATAAAAAGACCTTTTTCTATGTTAACTAAACCTGTTCCCGAAAAATGCCCGAAAGAACTGATGTCTAACTTGGGTGATTTTATAGAGCGCCACAGGTGAACCATATTCTCGAATCTAATGTCATCAATTAAAAGCCAACGAGGACGGTTAAAAGGTTTTAATCGGCAACAAAGATGTAAAAAAGTTCGCTCAAATTCATCATCTTTAGGTCCGTCAAGCATGATGAAATCTGCAGACTCAAGTAAATCTCTGTGTTTCTCAAACTCAGAAACATTTTTAAGATCTGAAAGATGTTGCGTAAGTCGCCCACGCTGAAAATCTTGTTCTGTTAAAACCGTCCAATCAAAACTTTGATAATCATATAAATCAAAAGTACTTATAGTAGCTTCAGGCTCACTGTAGTCAAGCATTACCCTAGAGGAACAACCTCTATAGGTACCGATATCAATCAACGTAGAAGGTTTTAGAACTTTTACAAGGCCGGCAAGAATGCGGTAGTGCTCACCCGGAAAAATATTTGCGTATTCAAAATCAGGAAAAATAGGGTTTAAAGCAGCAAATTTAATAGCTTCTGCAATTAATTCATAGTCTTTAAATTGTTGAGTAGATAGATCATCATCTAGTGAACAAAAAATAGACGGAATAACGTGACGCACAAGCTCAAATAAAAAACCCCGTTCAATTATGAACGAGGTTCCGTGGTTTTAAGCACTAATTAGGGAAAGTAATCAGCTAGCGTCCATGAACAAGAGCTTGCTGCGGAACGCATCAGGACTCATTTGAGACAGAACGCGCCAAGCTTGCTCAGGGTTACGGTTCATGGTGTCCGTGAAACCGTTCCACTGAGTCTCGCTGTTTGCAGCAGGAGCGCCAGCCATAGCCGAAGCGGGAACAGCGGGAAGCTGATCGTAACGGGGCTGGTAAGACTGCTGTTCGCTGACATCAGCATCAACAGGATACACTTCGGTAAAGAACCGATTGGTGTAATCAGCAAGTTGATCAGGGTTTGTCAGGATCTGCTCCATGGCAGCGCCACGAGAAACGGCTGCGTCGAGCACTTCATGCTGAGCAATCAGTGCATCTTCGAGAACAACGGAATACTGGTTAAGGATTCCAGGAGCGTCAATACCGAAGTGATTAACTACGGCGACGGTTTCTGGACTTAACTGGGCCTTTGACTGCTGCTCCGTAGAAGTCGGATAAGAAGTCTGGGTTGTAGACTCGTTGTTGTACGAGATCGGCTGAGCCGTAGGAGCCTGGTACAGATAAGGCTGGGCCTGTAAACTCTGACTGTAAAGTTGAGTATCCTGCGGTGCCGTTTGATACTGCGGATACTGTGCTGCCTGGCTGGGGGACGGGGAGATCCGTGAAACCACCCGTTCCAGACTGCCCATCGCCGCTTCCCATGGGTTGGACGGGAAGGACGTTGACGGATACTGGTTGGACTGGTTGTTGGTAGAAGGGACCGTAACCTGTGTTGCCGGCGACGGCGCTTGCAGCATAGTTGCCGAAGGTGCCACCTGGGTATTGGCTACCCACTGGGGGTAGGCTGTTGAGCCCTGGTCTGCCGAAGGCGCCGCCGAAGGGGCCGCTACCGCCGGGGATGCCGGGCTCGGGATCGAAGCTGGGATCTGCTGGCTCATAGCTGCCCGAGTAAGTCAGTTCTTGCGCAAGGTGGTCAAACGTCCTATAAAGCAAGGGCGTTATGTTTAGCCGAGGGTCAGCCGCAAGCGGTTGATTCGGCGAAAGTGGATGTGGCGCTTGCAACATCTGATTTAATAATAATAGAAATTGTTGCATTGCGCCCTGTGTTTGCTGAATCATTCTGAAAGGAAATCCTTTCAGCATCTCAGCACGCTCTGTATCCGTTTTATCGGGGAACAGATATTTAAGAGCTTCGATGCTATCCACACCAAGTTCTTGGAGGTTTCGAACGACAATAGATTTTTGGTTAATGTCGTACGCCGTGTCCTCATAAACATCCCCTTGGAACCGGTAGGAAACCTCGCGATCTCCATCAGAAGGTAAGCCAAAAACCCCGTGTGGGACTTTGTTTTGCTGCAGCGCGGATATCATTGCCGCGTCAATCTCGGCTTCGTACTTGCTTAGTTTTTTCTGATACTTTTCCTGCGCTTCTGGGGTATTTTCCTTAGGTGGTTTGGGAGCTTCGAACCCCATTACCTGGATAAAACTTTCGCGGAAAATTTGTTCCTGATGAAAAATAATCATCTCCAACAAGCGACAAAAACCATACGAAAGAAAACTTTTATTTTTACGAAGGGCCGTAGCTTGAGCCCGACCCATTAGACCTTTAATCTCAGTTGCAGTTGCACCTGCTGAAATTGAGATCTCATCTACACCACCTAACGCGGTACGGATTTCTTCTCTTAGTAAGAGCGAATAACGGTTCATATCCCCGTTAACCGGGTCGGGCGTCATATAGCCCACGCGGTCTGAAGGCTCAACGTTGGCAATAACGCGAGGCACACGTAGCCCGCCCATTAATGAGCTTGAACCAAAAGGTTCAGAAACACGGGTAGACGGAGTATCTCGTCCGCTAAACCCGCTCTGACTACTAATTGTCGGACGGAAAGTCCGGTCAGAATCCGAAGCTTCGACAAGATCGCTGCGTGGGCGCGAACTGATCAGAGTAGGATTGCCAAAAAATTCAATATTCTTAGCAATATTCTGCATCATGCTGTCATGCAGCACGATTTGTTCCATAAAGGGTTCAAATTCCCCTTCTCCTTCAGTCCCACTGCTATTTGGTTTATTTAAAACTTCAACAGCGGGAATAAAACCAAGCTCATTTTTACGGCTGTTCTTTGGGGTTAAAACAGTGCCTGGTTCTAACTCAAAACTAAGTTCACTATTAGATTCAAACTCACTAATTTGATTTACAGTTATTGAAATACGAACGTAGCGTTTATTTTGCCCATAAGTATCTGCAGGCAAACCTAAAGTAGAGTTTCTGACTTTATAGCTGTAAATAATTACAACTTCTTCAATTTCACCGTTTACATCGTGGTAAACACGGTACTGATGTTTTGAAAAAAAGTAAATCTGATACTTTAACTTGGGATCAGGACGAAAATAAAATAAACCGCACCCGTCTATTAAAAAATTCCGAATGATACTCGGGAAACGAATATCAATCTTGTTTAAAGACATCAAAGAGTCAATAAACTTATTCCTAGCTTTATAAGTATCCTGTTCGCAGTAAAAAAGAACACCTTTTTTGATCATAAGCAGCGTCATCTGCTGCAAATGACTCAAAACCACCAAGGTGGCAGATTGCTTGCTTCGATCTTGCGTGCGAGAAGCTTCAAGAATGTCGCTATAACGACTGCGAATGCTTAAGTTGTCTGCCATGACCTATTATCCGAGTTTTTCAGGCAGAGATTACTTGCCCGAGTTTTCTTTATCAGCGCTACGTTTTACTTTAGCTTTCTTAGCCTTACGAAGAGCTTCGATCCGAGCCATTTTTTTGTTTTTTTCATCAGTTTCGCTATTTTCACCGGCTTCTCCCTTTTTTTTAAAACGTTCCAGTAATTCTTTAGGCATTTGGTTAGTCATTTGGCAGTAAATAGTTCTTTACTCGCTCTAGTTTAAACAGTTCTGGCGGTAAAAGCTCATGTGGGTACGGCTCCAGAATGTGATCTGCACGACCTAGAGGATCTGTACCGCCTGCTGTTGCTTTATAAGCTTCTAAGTGAGTTAACATTTCGTCGCTGTAAGCCGGAGCAACTGCATTCGGGATGTCGTCGAAGCAGTGAGAGAACGAGGTTACCTTACGTTTCATTCGCTCAGCATCGCCCATCCACGAAAAATGCCACCCGGCATCGCAGTCACCTAGAACAATGTCATTCGGATTCATGCGAATCTGAGAAGGAGTTTTTTCTAGGTGTTCCGCTAGGACAACAGTCCCGCAGGTCCAATTATCCGGGGCTTTTGTTCCATCTCCTTTCGGATCACGCACACGCAAATCAGCTCGACCATAAAACATAGGCATAGACAGTCGCACACAGCGATCACGATGCGCTTGAGCTAAATCAACAGCTTCTAAAAGACGATCCGGCTTAGGGATTTCATCCACGTCGCTGAAGAAAAATACTGAATCGGGTGGGCACATCCTCATCCCGACACCTAGAGCATCCCGTTGTGCGTGTTCTCTTGACCAAGGAATGGAGCATTCCTCCATCGTGGGAAGCTCAACATGGAGAACTTGAATTTTTTCCTCAGGAAGCCCTAGCTCTCTGATTGTCTCTAAACACGTAAAAGGTTTAGGGTCGCCACGGAACGTGCGGTTCCCGTCTGTGATGATAAAAGCATCAACTATATCCTTAAGAATATTTATCCGCAGCTCTAGTAGCTCTTTTTCGTCAAAATATAAAAAACAGTCAAACAGCACGGAACAGTATTTCGACTGGCAGTATATTAGCTCATTATGGCGGGGTTAGAACCGCCGCCTGCGCGAATATTTATGTGCCCATTAGAAGGTCGATTTTGCTGCCGGTTTTTTGCAGACTCAATTAATTGACGTTTAACAGATTCCAGATTGTATGTATTTGATTCTGTCGCAGGAGTTGTGCCCGTCTGAGGAGGAACAGCTCCACTCATATAAGAGGTGTCGTCTTGCGAATCGGATTGATCCTCTTCCATAAAAGGACCGCCATAACGAATTTGGTTATTCGTAGCAGAAGTCATGTCGCCGTAAGCTTTGCCAAAAAATTGACCAGCTTGGTTATAAGCAGATGAGAGGCCCATAAATTTCTTTCTGTATTTACTAATAATAAACTTTAAAACAATATTATTTCATAATTCCACGAGCTAGAAGAGCTTTGCTAATAAGTTCATCTTTTGTTTGATCAATTAATTGCGCCATAAGTGAATTTTGACCGGGAGAAGAATCGGTTGCGAGCATCTGAGCAAAATCTGAAGACTCAGGTAATGTTCTTGAACGCCAAGAAGAACGAGCTGATTTACCACCCAGCGATGTCAGTAAGGTAGTTAAGTCCATAAAAAAACAGATCTATAACTAGTCTACATTTATTTTTTTAAGTTTTGTTTGATGTACTTAGAAGCTTTCCTGCGAGCTTCTTGAGCTTTTTTTGTATTTTCAACCCGAGTTCCCACGGGTTTTGAACCAGATGTAGCCTCTTTCTTAATTTCGTCGGTTGCACGACGTTCCTCAGGCGTTAACGCAGCCCAAGCAGCACGAGGTAAATAACGTTCGGTTCGACCTTTTTCGCGAGCTAAGTCAGTCATATGGTTATTTTATTTGTCTTTTTCATGTTCTTCCCTTGTTTGCCAATCTTCTTTTGTCCACTGGCTAAGGCGGTTAGAAGAAGATTTTTTACCGGAATAACCGCCTCCCATATCTTTATAGTATTTAGTCGCTAACTGCATAGCTCGCGCACTATGTCCCCCTAATTTTGCTCGTGCTTTAGCTTTAGCACGCGACCATTTTTCGGGATCTTTTTTCTTAGCAATATCGTCAGCCATGATTAATACAGCACAGTGCAATGATCTACCGTGGAGGTGCCGCTGATCGACACTACGGAAATAGGGATTAACTGACTAGTTCTAATATGATGAAAAGTAATAGGTGTTTTTGTATCAGCTAAAGTTACTGTAAGTGTTTTATCCTGGTTTACAGTATTTGTTTCTACGTATATTGCTCTAGAAGCTGCAAACGTTAAATTTAGACCTGAAGCACTAACTGAAAATCCACTTGCGTAGGGAAGTGAAGCTGTCTGACCGTAAACAGACCCGAAAGCACGAACGTCCATTTTATTCGAGTGTTTCTAATAGTGTAGTCAAATATTCTACGGCTTTCTGAAGATCTTCCTTTCCGTTTTTATTTTCCCATCGCCATAAATATTTTTGCGCACATCCTTCAAGGTAACCTTGATATTTAATGAGTCCCATAGAAGCTCTTTGCACTTCATAACACTCAATGCCGTTACGAACGTAATAATCCGGACGAACAGGATCTTTAACTTGATCAACCATAAAAGTTCAAAAAACCAACATTTCCTCAACGGATAATAAGTCGCCATGTTGTTCTTTCAAGCGGGCAGAGTACTTATTGTCATCGTGCTGAATCAAACCGCAATCTAAAATTTTATAAGTTCCATTATCCCCAACAACAGGAACGCATCTTCGATGTTCGTGGTTAGATGGAGGATTTTCAAAAGCAAGTCCCATAGAACTTCGATCAGCAATAGGCCAATTTCTAATTCCTGTTTTTATGTAACTTTTTTCAGGGTCGTAACTATCTGACCGAATATAAGTTTCCCCGTCACGTTGATCCAAAATCATTCCGCAATAGTAAGGGCTACCTAACTGCACAAAAAAATCAATTTCAAAATCAACAACTAATAATTTGGGCACTGTAAAACCAATGTCGTGCCAAACATTCGGTGTTTCTTTTGTCAAATACCATTTTTCATAATTGCCAATTGGAACACGTTTATTGTCAAAATTTTCAAATAACGCAAAACCCGGTTCTAAGTTGTAACGACTTAAAACAGGTTTCCACTTCATAAAGTAGTCAAAGTTATCGCGACGAATCAAAACGTCGTTTTCTTGATAAATATAAAAATCTGCCTGCCTATTAAGGATGGCATGAGCAAGGTCAGTCTTATGTGCCCAAGTCAAATACCAATTTTGGTATTCAAGTGACGCTACTTTAACGTTAATTTTTAAGTTATTGAACTGCTCAAGCACCGACTCCAGTGTCGGTACGTCTTCTTGAGCTTCATAATTAACGTAAATATTAACACAGATTTCGTGCTGAAATTTCTGATACTCGCTTAAAACATTGATTAAAGGATTTAATCGTTGCAAGGGATTATGGGCAGTAATTGCAACCCAAATTTTCTTAGACATATCGCGAGGCTCGGCAGTGCCGAGAGACTGTTCGGACTTTAGTTGTTCCACGAAGAAAAAATCAATACTCCACTGAGAACTGCCCTCTTCGTTGCAGGTACTGAATCAGCCAGGTATAAGCGTCCAGAAGGTCATCGTGCGACGTAGCCCCGACGTTGATCAGTTGATCAAACAAAGCGTCAAATTTTCGGTATTTATTGAACGTGATTTTCTTGTTTTCTAGCAAACCTAAAGTCCCTCGGAAACGGGCAATTTTGTCGCCCCTGAAACCTTTAACTTCATGAATATGCAAATTACCGAGTTCACGATCGTTTATCAAAACCCGTCTTAAGTCAGCCGCCAATGAAGCTTGGTAAGCAACCGATTCAACAACCAAGGTAATAGTTGAATATGTCGGCAAAAATGTACCCTCATGATTTGTTAAAATTCCCCACTCCAACAACATATCGCACAGCAAATCAATTTTTTCTAAGTTTCCAATCGAACGGCACTGGTGCGCGTCAATGATGTAGTACTTGTCTTTTAAGCGTCCGCCTAAAACAAACGCGGTGTAGTCACTCGTTTCGTTTTTACTTGCCGAGAGGTCAATGCCCACGGCTAAACTGTCGAATTCAGTTACTACTTCGCCTTTAATTAGCAGATCTGGCGACACAACCAGATCCGAAGTCATAACAGGTTGCTGCTGATATTGGAACGCGAACGCAACAGGATCAAGTTCTTTCTGACCTAGTAGATACTCGACCGACCACTGAGCAGGCCAATAGCTGACAGGCTCGCCCTTGTTGTCGTAGGTGATGGCTTCTTGGGTAACTTGTTTCCACCCCTTCTCAGGCACGAACATCGTCTTATGAATATCCAGCGGATGGAATCGAGTACCCAGACAAATCGAACGTCCGCCTTCAAAAATAATCGGCGCGATAACGGATGACCAGTTGTTGTTCATCTCCTCCCGAATGGTCGGGTTTTTAATGTCCGCGCTGGATTTAATAGGGTCATCCACGATGACCAAGTGGGCGCGTTTAGAGGTAATAGAGCCCCGAAGGCCCGCAGCCCTGAGCGTAAATTCTTCGTCACCCACCCGTGGGATGCCCGCGTAATCAAAGTCAATCGACCAACCAATATCCGACTGCATACCCGATTTCAGCTTGACCTTGGGGAAGATCTTGCGGTACTCAGGGGAGTCAATGATCTGTCTAATAATGCGGCTTTTCGGAATAGCCGTAGCGATGTTGTACGAAACATAAATAATCTGCAGTGGCATTTTAGCCGTCGTGTGCCGCCCAATTATCCATGCAGTAAACAGGTTTAGTACGGTAGATTTTGCTGAATTACTACTAACTACATAGTCATTAATTAAAAATCTTTCTTGCTTATTATCAACTTTTAAACACATGATTTTACTTTTACCACACGGTATAATATTTTTAATACTTCTAACGATTCCACGGTTGCTCTTGGGTGCAGCTGGACCTAAATAAATGGATGATTTTCTAGTGCAATAGAAAGGTTTAACATCTTCGGGTAAATGCACAGCTACTCTGTATGCTAGATTTTTACTAATAATTTTTTGCTTATTACGATAATAGTGAGGATAATATGGTTTAAAATACGATACAACTCCTCCTAATGACCTGACAAGTTCAGAAAAATTGTCAATTAGATTTTTACTAGATGAGCCAAAAACAAGTCCTCCTTTTACTTTTAATTTCCCTTTTGTTCCATCAGAATCCATAAGACCTCGTAAAAGCCATTCGCGCTGCTCTTTTGAACCTTGTAAGTAAATCGAGGGAATACTTTTATCTAAAGAATTTTTACCGCGTAATCCCAACAGCTCTAAAGATTCAGAGATTTTTTTCTTAAATCCACCGCGTCTACCATCAATAACCGGAGCTTTTGAACCAGAATTTTTAAGTTGAATTTGATAAGAATATTTTCGTGACGCATAAGAAGTATCTACAATTTTATGATCTTCGGGTAAAACTGTACTTATAAAATCAATAATATCCCTATCTTTTGTTGTGATATTTATCGAAGATAAATCAGTTAAACCCCCGTCGCCGAGTAAAACACCTAGCAAATAAGGATGAATCGGGAGTTCTTTTTCCGGATATTCGACCGCTTGAGTAACAGGAACTTGATAGCGTGCGTAACCTCGCGTATCCAACCAAGGGGTCTCACCTGACTCAGCTACTCGTACTGTCCGTTTGACTCCAGTACGCCAATTACCGGACATACCAGTAGTTACAAAAGTACGAATTTCTTGTAAAGTAAGTTTTTTATATTCTCCTTTTTTATCTGTTCCCATGCGTCGAACATCGATTCGGTGAGAATCGTCACAAATCATGTATGTGTCGTCCGAAAAAATAACTTTAAACGTATCTACTACGTCATAATTTATAACATCTAAGACTTTAGTTAGCTTGCCGTCATCTCCATACACATAATCTCCGATACATATTTTGTCTAAAGTTTGCCAACCACAAGGGGTTGCAACTTTGGTTGAGGGATGCAGGGGCCCACGGGGGGCAAGAATATCTAGGTTGGGTCCAGCTATATC